AAATAAAAGAATTAGCTATCCCAGCAGTGGGCGATGCGGTACGCTTTATGCCAGGGGTGAACTATATAGATGAAGGGCTGATGTATGGAATCCCTGATAAATTCAGCAACAATTTGACGGGATTTCGTTTTGCGGCAAAGAGGGGAGGTGGTTCTATGCTTGTGCCGCTTGCAGCAGTCAAGCAGTATCTGCGGATTGACGGGGATGAGGAGGACGATCTCCTCACGCACTTTACGGAAACGGCAGAACAAATCTGTACAGCGTTACTGCGCGTGAAGAAGCTGTCCAAGGTCGAAGATCAGGCAATTGTGCGCGTTGCAATTCTCTATGCCGTGTCCTATCTCTACGAACACCGAGAGGAAGCGGATCACAGAGGGCTTGCCTTGACACTGCGCTCGCTCCTCTTTGGTGTGCGGAAGGAGGGCTTTTAGGTGCAGGTGTCTATGAGCGAACTGCGTCACCGAATCACTATTCTGCGTCCCGTCACAGATACGGACGATGAGGGGAATATCCTCGTGCAAACAACACAAGAAGTCGGTAAAGCGTGGGCGCTTGTTCTTCCGTTTGCGGCAAAAATCTCGGACGGATATGCGGAGAAGGTGCAAGAGGTGGATTACCGCATCGTCATTCGTTACCGTGCGGATGTGCGCATGACGGATCGTATTCGTTGGGAAGACAAAACTCTCACGCCGATTGCACCGTCATATCCGCTCGGCGGGAAGAAACGGTGGCTTGTTCTGGAATGCAGGGAGTTGGTGGAAGATGGCTAGATATAGAGGTTTCGTCTCTGCCGAGAAGATTCTATCGGAACTCGGCGCGGAGGCGACGGCTGCGGCAAAGGAAGCCCTCGCACACGGAGCGGACGATGTGGTCGCGGAGGCAAAGAACCGCTGTCCTGTCTATACGGGAACAGATAAGCGCGTGGTGAAGGGCGCACTGCGCGACTCCATCCACAAGCGACTGCGCAGAAAGGACGGCTCTGTTTGGAGGATTGCGGCGGATGCGGAGTCTCAAGATGGCGTTCCCTATGGTGTGCTTGTCGAGTTCAGCCCACGCATCAACAAGCCATTTCTCTATCCCGCGCTCGATGTCAAGAAGGACGGGATCCGTTCTGCCATCGTGGATGCCGTGCGATCTGCCATTCGGAGGAGAGGGAAATGAGTACGGCACGGATGGTGTATCAGGTACTTGTGCGCTCGAAGGAACTCTCGCAGCTTCTTGCACATGGGAAAAAGAGCATCTATCACGGACGCAGTCCCAATGCGGGGACGTATCCGATTCTCGTCTACTCTGTCATTTCCGACGTTCCCGCACTCTCGGCAGATGGTATGGAGTTCGAGCGGCGCGTGACGATACGCATTCATATTCTGACGAAGGATGGGAGATTCGGAGAGATCCATCGAGCGGTGCAGAACGCGCTTCTGCCGCTCGGCTTTGTAAGGGCGCAGACGCAGGAGTTCGTTGAGAAAGATATATTCGTGGAAATCACAGATTACAGAACAGTAGTGGAGGGAGAGTAATATGCCAAGTCCAACACCAACAGCAAAGCCTGCCGCAAATCTTACGAGCGGGCAGTTCATCAACATCCAGAAACTTCATATCGCCAAGATGCTCACCGATGTAGCAGGAGGAGCGGCGACCTACGAAGCTCCGATTCCGCTTGGGAAGCTCTTGCGCAAGGTGGACATCAAGCCGCAGACGAATCAGGCGGAGCTTTTTGCCGACGGTCAGTCCGTGGATACGGCGTCGAATACCGCATCCTACGATCTGACGTTTGATACCGCCGCATTGCCGCTTGAGTATGTCGCATACCTCCTTGGACACAGTATCGAGAATGGCGTGATGAAGGCGGGCAAGGACGATGTCGCTCCGTACTTCGCCGTCCTCTTTCAGTCGGATAAGCGCAACGGCAAGAAGAGATACACCAAATTCTACAAAGTCCAATTCCTCGAACCCTCGGAGTCCGGCAACTCGAAGCAGGAGAGCATTCAGTTCGATACGCCGACACTGACGGCAAAGGCGATCTACCGTATTTCCGACGGGCTGTCCTACGCCAAGGCAGACGAGGAGGCGGCGGGCTTTGCCGCTGAGACTGGGACGAAGTGGTACGAGCAGGTATGAGGGAGCGTATCATGGAAAAACCAACGCTATGGATTGCGGGCAGGGAAATCACGCCGCATCCTCCGAAGATGAAGGTCTGGCGTGAGTTCCTTGCCTTTTTTGATGCCGACAAAAAAGGTCTGAGCCTTGAAGATTTTCTGGACGAGCACGTCCGTCTGATTGTCCTTGGATTCGGACGGGAGGAAGTTACGAAGGAATCCGTAGAGGACAATGTAGACGTTGCGGACATAGTGCCTCTCACACGTGCACTCTTCCGATGGATTCAGTCGCTGACCTTTTCAAAACTGGTGAACCTCCCAAACGGGGAGACGGAGAAAGAGGCGTAGTTCTTTCTCCGTACCAGAATTTACTGCGCTATTACGAGCGGCTGCAGTCCGCTTACGGGTGGACGATGCACGAGGTTGATTCCCATGAGGTCGCTTTTTTGCTCGATCAGCTTGTGGTAACGGCACTGTGCGAACAGCAGCAATGTGAACGCTATATTGACGACGTGATGTAGGGAGGGAGATGGAGTGGCAAAGCGCGGACAAAAGATCGACGAACTCTATCTCGACATCGGTCTCAACATCGCACAGCTGCAGCTGGACTTCGACACGGCGGGGAAAACTGTCTCGGATTCCATCGCACGACTCAACAGCAAGGCAAACAACATTCACCTCAAACTGGATGCCGACCTTGCCAAACTCGACGGTGTGGGTACGGAACTTGACAAGATCAAGGTGCGCCATCAAGCGATCAACCGTGAGTTGGATATTCAGCGGCAGAAGGAACAGATTCTTGTCGCTGTTTTGCAGTCTGCCAAGAAGAATGACGGCGTGGACAGCGCATCCTATCGCCGTGCTGAAAGCAATCTCCTGCGTCAGCAACGAACCGTCGCACAGACGGAAGCCGAGGTACGGAAACTCAACGCCCGCCTCAAGGAGAGTGCAGCCCTCTCCGGTACGCTCGGTGGACGCATCACAGCGGGAATGACAGCGGCGCAAGCGGGTGTTAAAAACCTTACGAGCGGATTCAACGTCCTCTCGGCAAAGATGGCTGCCGTTATGGCTGTGGCTGCGACAGGTGCGGGATTGTTCAATATCACCAAAGACGCGATGCTTGCGGGTGAAAACGTCTACAAGCTGACGCAGAGCCTTCATGTCTCTGCAGGTGAGGCTGCGACGCTCAATCGGGTGTTTCAGCTTGCGGATACGGACATTAAGAGTGTCATACCTCTGATTGCACGTCTGGACAAGCAAGTATCTGCTGCGGGGGAGAGCGGGAATGACACCTCTCGCGCCCTCTCTCGTTTCGGGATTGCCCTCAAAGACCAGCAGGGAAATCTCCTGCCGCTCAACGAGCAGCTGGCACAGCTCGCCAAAGGGTACAAGACCGCAAGCGAAGCGGGGATGGAGGAGGCATATACCGCAGAAGTCCTCGGAGCGCGTGGTGCGGCACTTATCCCCATTCTCGAACAATACGAAGACCTTATGACCATTTCCTCACGGGGCAAGACCACGGGACTGCTCGATCCGGAACAGGCACACGAGACATATCTCAAATGGCGCGAAATGGAGATGGAAGTGGGGCAGCTGAAACTTGCCCTCGGTGCGGCTCTCCTTCCTGTCGCCGAGGAACTCATGCCAGAGATCAATGACGGCTTTGAATCTCTCGTTGAAACAATTCGGGACAACAAGGACGAGATCAAGGACGCCGTCCTCGGTTGGGGCGAAGCACTCAAGACCGTCGCAGAGCTTGCGGGTTTTGTCGGGGAGCAGATCCATAAGGTCAATGAACACGCCGAGGCGAATGCGTGGCTCATGAAGAATCATCCTGTGGCATCTCCGCTGATTGCGGTACCGTTCCTCGGTGGTATGGTTCTTGATGTACTTTATGGGGACGAATACAAGCAATATCTG